TATTTATTTATTACATTTTACTAAAAATTCCAGGACATCAGTATAGACCAAATCACTCGCACTTCCACCTAATAAAAATCCTAACCATACCAGAATCACATTATTGTGTTTCACCTTTATATTTAATAAGAATATACTTACTATAGTTATTATAGCTAACAATATCATATATACCCAGTGATGTATATGGAAACAATAATTACTTCTATAATTCAATACGAGATTAAAACCGATCCTGGGATTATGTCCTTGTTTGGGTTGAATTACTATAAATAGTATTAGGGTTATAATAAATGATAGTATAAAAGCATCCATAAATATATATTAGATAAATCAAATATCAAAAATAACAACTATATCCAAATCACTTTCATCCGAAACGACTGATATGTTATCCATTGTTTTTAATTCTTCCCAAGTCATCTCGGGTTCTGCGTGTGGTGCTTGGTTAACGACATTATTATTTTGTTCGTCGGATAGAAACATATAGTATAGCATTTCAACTATTACTAAAAAAAATCCTATTAATAATAAAAAAAAACCCAAATAGTTTAATATTTCATTTTTTTCTTGATTCGCTATTAATACTATGAAACCAATTAGTATAAACCAAGCTGGAAGTATATATGGAAGTTTTACTATATTATATATCAAGTGATTCATCCTCGGATTCATATGCTATATTTATATTTCTATAGTATTTGGGTCTAGTCTTAAAATATAAATACCATAAATATATTATCAAGTATAAATAAATTATTGTAGACACCGAAATAAATACTATTGAGTCTGCTGTTTTTTCTTGTTTATAATTGTATATACCTAAATACATAAATCCTGTATTGAATATAGTAATAAACATAAAAATATATAAACACGACGACATAACGATAGTTATTATTTTTATAATAATTATTAATGTTATATTTAAATAACCTTAATTTCGGCTTTCTTATAAAACTTAACCCCCTTTTTATTGTCTTTAGTTGTAATAATTTCACCTAAAGCTTCGCCGGGGCGTCCGGATTCACGTATGGTTTCTAAATTATATAATAATTGTGGTTCCTTTTGAGGTGCGGGTTTTAAAGCATATTTACCGCGACCAGGTATATTAACTATTATTGGTTTCCAACTAATTTGTTTTATTTTACGGAATTTTTCTTTATCTTCAAATTGTTCATCTATATTAGGTACATAACTATATTCATTCGTAGAAGCGGACCCATAATTCAAACAAGAAAACGGGTCTTCAGCGTCATAGGTATCTTTATAATTCAAAGAACAATCTATAGAAGCTTCTTTAATCATACGCAAGAAGGTTTTCATTACCGTCATTTTTTTATTGGATAATTCAAATAAAGCCTCATCGGAACTTATATTATCTCTTTCAATAATCGGTTCATTTTTCTTCATTTTTGGGTCCAATGTAGATATGTATGTATATATATCTACTTGCCGTTCTTTTTCTGGTAACTCAATATGTGAGCCTACACGTATAGCCCGCCCTTTTACCTGTTCTAAACGCACTGGGTTCCAATAAGGTTCAACAATATGAACTTGTCTTACATTTTTGAGGTCAATACCTTCAGCACCCGTTTTAGTGGTTAGTAGAACCTTAATAATATCTCCACGTAAATTGTCTTTCTGAGTTTTCTTTATTTGTTCTCTAAGATTTTTAGGTAATTCAAAAAGTTCATTATTATATATTTTTCGAAGGAGGTCACTTTGTTCATCACTACCAGCCCAGAAAGCAAAATATGGTTTAGATAAATCTAAATCTTCAGGTAACATATATTCGCCATCCCTATTTTTTTCGAGACGGAATTCATTAAATCCATTAGCTTTTAGGCATATGGATAATACCGCAATACCTTCTAGGGTTTTGTATTCGGTGTATACGAAACTCAACCCTTTCATACCATTTATTTTTTTTATGATTTCATTATATTTAGGAGAGTATTTTTTAAGTTTATCCTTTTCATCTACAATCAGATATTCGGAGGCTCGTCGTTCTAATTCTTTAAGAGCTTGGGTTCTCTGTTTCTCATAGACTTTCATTTTTTCGGAATTTTCAATAACTTGGTCGTCTAGGTCTATATCTTTATCATATAATTCTTCCATACTACTTGCTGGTGTTGGTCTTTCAATTGTTTCTGGAAATACGAAACTACAATGCATACGAGAATATGCCCTATAACTTGATTTTATATCAAACGGATTACCATCCCCGGTATCTTTTGTCTTCTTCTTGGACGATTTCTTTTTACTTTGTTGTTCTATTTCGTCTTTTCGAACCTTAGCATATTTATTAAACATATATTCGCTCATAGGTAATTCGACGATTTCATTATGTCTTACACTTGGTAATAATGCCTTATCCTGTGTTTTATAGAAAGAAACGGTTCCCAATATACGCGATTTGTATAATTCGGTATTTTTTACCGAATCTTTATTGAAATCATAAAAGAGATTCATAAACTTATCTTGAGAATTAGGTAAACACGTATAATATTCCAATTTGATTTTAGCATAGTCGGGTAATAATGATTTCAAAATTTCCAGGAATTCTTCATTGCTTTCGGTGTTTTTTGATGGGTCTAATTCTAATTTCTTATTTACATTTTTTACGAAATCGTTGGGGACACGAGTAACCGTAATATTATTGTCTTTTTTTCTAATAATTATTTGGTCTATTGCTTCATGATTATCTAATAAGGATTCTAGTTGTGCCCAATTTATATCACTAGACGCTTTACTAAAAGTAATTTCATATGCTGGTATTTTACCTCTTAGAAGATTAAATAATTTAGATGTTTCATATAGATTGTTAATCATGGGTGTTCCAGACAAAAATACACAATTTAAGTCTTTGGCTTCCATAATAAGTTCCTCTAAGTATCGGGCTCTAATACCAGGCGTTTTCTTGGCCATTGCGTTGGTGATGTTATGGACTTCGTCTATAATTAATACTGAATTGTCAAAAGCACGATCCTCTTTCATTTTAATCAATTTCTTTTCATTTAGGCCATCAATGTGAAAGAATTTATATTTTTTATCTATTAATAATGATATTTGATTATCTACAACTTCTTGGTCACTTCTATTCAATTTTTCATAGTTGGGTTCTTTGGAAAAATCAATGAACCAAGCTCCGATGGCATCCTTTTTAATGGTTATACCTAATTTTTTAGCATATGATTTCATAGGGTCATCCTTTGAACTAAAAGTATGGAAAAACCAATGTTGATTAATACGGAAATAATCAAAACCACATTTCTTCAAATTTTCTATAAAATTCTGCTTTAATGATTTATTTAATAGCACTATAATATTTTTTTCACTACGGAATCCTTCGGCTATTGCTATGGACCCACACGTTTTACCTACCCCTAATCCATGATACAACAATACACCTCTATATGGAGATTGTGTATCCAAGTAGTCTCTAATAATTTTCTGGTGATTAAAAAAAGTGAATTTCGCCGATTTTTCGAATTTACTGGTTCCTTTGATGCGATAATTTGCGTACATAGTATCAAACCAATTAAGAAATCCTTTACGATTAGGCAATACATAATAATTCGGAGCAGTTTTTTCTATTTTTGGAATGTGTAGTTTAGAATGTATTGACGACATTTTGAATATTTTTTTCTTGGTTGCGTTTGCTCGTCTATTAGCAACCGGTTTAGGGTAGTCACAATAGGCCCATCTTTTTATTTTTTTAGATTTCTTACTAACTTTAGTGGCACACCAACTTCCACGTTTACCTTTATAACATTCATCATATTCTTTTTCGTCGTAAACAAATGGAAATATACATTGCCCTTCTTCTATGGAAAGTCCTGGAAGGTTTTCTATTATATCTTCGTCATTGGCTAATTTGACTTTCATATTAGTATAATTAAATATAAAAAAATTATAGCATATCCATAGTTATTAATATTTCTTTACACGCATTTTGTTCTGCGGTTTTCTTTGTATTGCCAATACCTGCCCCGATAAATTTATCTTCTTTGTCGTATACACCCATTTTTATAAATAACCCATTTTTTTCGATTTGCTTAAATATTAATTTCTGTTGATACATTTTCATATAATGTTTCGTTAAACGTCCTTTATAATTTGTGTCCGTCATTATTAATTCGGCAAAATCCACCTTTTCCTCTAGAAGATTTACGAGGAATTCATTACACACCTCATAGCCTATATTACCAAAATCTAAATACATAGCACCTATAAATGCCTCGAATGTATCTTCCATTATATCAATATTGGTCCTACCATTATGAATATCTTCCATATGACGCGACAGAATAATATATTCACTGAATCCTAATTCCTTCGAAAAATATGCCAAAGCGTGTTTTCTTACTAGTTTAGTCTTCATTACACTAAGGAAACCTTCATTTTGATTATAATAGCGTTCATAAAGATAATTGGCAACAATGGCTCCCAAAATAGAATCCCCCAGAAACTCTAACCGTTCATAATCGTAATTATAAAGAGCTAATGCTCCTTCAGGTTTGTCTACAATACCGACTTCTTCAATCAGTTTTTCATTACGTCTATAAGATGAATGTATGAAAGCTTGTTGATATTTTTCTATATTTTCTCCAGATTTTAAACCAGCAGATAACTTATGAATACCATATTTGTTTAGAACTTTAACTACAAAATCAACCGGTAGTAGTTTATTGTTAAAATTATACGGATTGATGTTTGTTTGTTCTTCTTCCATATTGAATTATTTTATTGTATAAAATTTATATACTTAAAAAAAAATCAAATTTAAATATTATACACATGATTAAATCCATAATGAATTTATTCTATGGACCCAAAGAAACCGAAACTAAAGAACCCGAAACTAAAGAAACCGAAACTAAAGAAACCGAAACTAAAGAACCCGAAACCAAAGAACCCGAAACTAAAGAACCCGAAAGCAATGACGAAAAAAAACACCAGAAACCCAATGGATATAAAAATATAAATACATCCGAAATTACACTCAAATGACTAAATAATTAAATATTTTTTCACTTACTTTACTTCCTATTTTTCTATTATTAACTTTTAAATTAGATATTTCTTCGATGCCATACATTTTAATATTATATATGAGATTTTCAAGAGTGTTATATTTTTGAAAAATTACTTTGGCTTTAGAAACCGACATTCCAGGTATTTGTGCTAACACAATAATTTGATAATTTTGTGGGGTCATATTATCTTTTTTTTTAGTTTTAATAGTATTTAGGTATTCAGTATTGCTGTCGCTACCTCCACCATTTAAACCTGATCCAGAAGTTTCATTAAGAAATTCCACATTTGCTTCGAATCTTTTTTGTATTGTTTCGATGAATATAATAGACTGATTTATATTGGCACATTGGAATACTTTAATATTGTCTCGTAATAACATATTCACTATAGACCCGAAATATGTTGAATCGTTCTTATATGGAATAGTTCCCTCAATTAAATAGATTATTTTACTCAATGGATAATTTGATAATAAACGTACCTTTTGTTCTCGGTATCGCCCATCTTTGATTGAACTATATAAATCACTTACACTTTTACGTTCTATTATATATTTCACTTCATTCGTGTCGTTTTTCCTAAAAATTATATCACCTAATTCTAATTGTTCTATTAGAATACGTGGTTTGTCTTTAAAATAGTCAATAAGTTTTCCTTCACGGTTATCTAAAATTATACTGTAATCCATTTATTATTATTGATAGTTGATTTTTTTTTTAAATTCATTTTTTTTAGGATTTTTTTTAATTTTATTTTTTTAGGATTTTTTTTT